CAAAATAGACGTTACCTATTTTAAAATTTTCTAAAAACAACTTCCAAAAATTATAACGTTTCATTGCGTTAAACATCATTGTGTTAGGTGAGTGGTCTTTTAAAGTCATACTAAATAAATAAGGACTAAACTTGTCATAATCTGCTGATACAAATATTTTACCGTTCATGGAAATCATTCCAAATACCGAACGTTTCACCATTATAAATTAATGCAAAACTAAACTTGCTTGAACCGTGTTTTCTTTTCGATAAAATTTTTATTTTTATCAAGGATTTTATTTTTCATTGCGTATTGTTCGTAGAGTGTTCCGTTTTGCAAGTTTACCGAATTAAAGTTTCTTCACGGTCTTTTCGAAATTCTTCATTATTCATATATTGAACCAAAATAAGATTATCTTTGAATAATTTTATATCATTACCAAAAGGAAGTGACAAATCAAAGAATGAAAACAAAGGTGAATATTCAATTCCGTTCAACTGCATTTCCTAAAATAAAAATTTTTACGTCATTTCTGTTACGAATAATACTGTCTAAAATACCGCATAAGAATCATGCCTTCATTTGGCAAATAATAACGTTTATTTTTTTCAATTGGATATTCATCAATTATAATAATTTTCACATTTTGATAAACAGAAGATTTCAAGTCTTGAGCTTCTGTCATACGTTTAGCAAATCCAAACACTTCACCTTCACAATAAAATTTTCTATTTTTTGCTTCAAGTTTATGTTCTTTAAATTCATCTTTTATATCATCAAAAAAGTCTTTTTGTGTTTTTGTTTTTTCAAATATTTCTTTAAGTTCATTGTCATAACGTCTTAAATAAAGGAATTGTGAATGCTTTTTTATAAATTGTTCAATTACAAATTTTTTTGCACCGTAAGATTTACCGCAACCACGTTCGCCAATTAAAACATTGACAGGGCAGTTATATGATAAAATTCTATGATAATCATAGTAGTGCATAGCATTCACCTTCCTTTTAAAATTGCAAAATTAGAAGTTTTGTTGCAACCTACCACGGCAAAATTTTACAGGAACGCTCTTCACGTTGGTGGACCTATAAAAACTACAAACAAATTGAACTTATAATTTCGCTATATTTATTATATCACAAAAATAAAGAATAATGCAAGTAAAAGTGAACATAATATAATTATAAACTTTTTTCAAAAAAGTTTTTAAAAAAGTATTGACATTTTAATTTTCTTCATATATAATGAAGAAAATTAAGAAAGGGTGATTCACAAATGAAAATTTATTATTTAGAATTTAAAAATTCTGTAAAATTTTTTAGAAATGACGCAACCATTGAAATTGAAAAGTCAAAATTACTTGAATTATTTTTGAAAGCAGTATATAAGAAATATGGAAAGAAGGTGAAATTTGAATGTCTAATTTAAAAAATTATGATTTTATAGTAGGTTTTACATTATTTACACCAAAAGGTTTTAAAACAATGTATCGTCATTTTGATAAATTAGAAACGGCAAAATTATTTGCATCAAATGTAAATATTAAAGATAATTGTAAAATATATGTAGATTTAGAATATTTTGATAAAAAGGTAGGTGAAAACAATGAAACCACGGAACAGATGTATTAAAGAGATTTGAAGAAATTAAAAACAAATTTGAAGGTTCAAATAAATATATGCTTACAATAAATTATGAAGATATTAAGGATTTAATTCAAATGATAGATTTACTTACAAAAAGAAGTGGAAATGATATTTTATATGAAATTGAAAGTTTAAAATATAAAAATGAAGGATTATGCAGACAAGTAGATTTGTATAGATATTTTCCTGAACGTATAAAAGATGAAATTTATAAATTAGAAGATTTTATTAATACTTTTAAATTTATTGATAATACAGAATGTTATGCTTATAAAGTTGCATTGGAGAAATTAAATTTATTAAAACAAATTTATTATAAATATTAAAGGTAGGTGAAGAAAATGTTTGAAGTAACTTATTCAATGGAAGGTATTATTCGTAAAATAATGATAAACGCAAGTGATAGTGTTCAGGCGCAAAATATATTTACAAATATGTATGGTTCAGGAAAAGTTCAAATAATAAATATAAGGAGAGTATAAAAATGGAAGATGAAGAAATAATTATTCAAATTTTTAAAGATTATATTAAGCAATATGAAAAAAGTAATACATTAAGTGTTGCAATGGCCCAAAATGGTGAAAATGTTATTTACACAAAAATTAAAATGACAGCTATGCAAAAAGAATTTATGAAAGATTATATTGAACGAAAGGAGAATAAATAAAATGAAAGATGAAATTCAGGACAAGTTAGAAGAAGTATATAATTTTAGAATTGACGTAAAATTCAAAGATTTTAGACAATATGAAATATATGGACGAATAGATAATGAAAAGGTATTCTGTATTTCAATTTTATATGACGCAAGGGCAACATTAGAAGCAAATATAACAGAAATAAGAAATAGAATTGACGCAGAAATAGTTGAATTATTTAGAAGAAAAGAAAATTAAAAATGATAAAATTAGAAATAACAATAAAAGAAATAAATTCATTAGATTTTAAAGAAATGACTGCAATAGGAACTGAAGTTTCATTAAAAGAAATTGGAAAGCAAGCAAGTAAATATGAAAGGGAAGTTAGTAATATTTTGAAAAAACGTTTAAAACTTGATGAAAAAATTCAAGTTGAAACTAAAAAAGACGAATTAAAGGCAGAACTTGAAAAATTATTAAAAAGTTTATAATTATTTTATTATAAAGGTTATTGCTAAACCAAAAAAGCAAAATTTAAATAAATTGCCGTACCTATGCGTAAAATAGGAGAAAGAAGGTTTCATTATGGAAAATGAAGAATTAAAAAATGAAGGAAAGGAAGTTTCAGCACTTGCAACTGTTCAAGATTTTGGTGCATTAAGTAAAAGTACAAACACAAAAGCAGAAATGTTCACAAATATAACAGACCAAAAGAAAATATTTAATTTAGATAGTCATGTTGACAACTTACTTAATGATTGTGAAGGTGAATTAATAAGAGTTAAAGAAGTATTAATTAAAAGATATAAAAAACCAATGAAAGAACCAGTAATTGATGAAGAAACAGGCGAAATTCTAAAAGATATAGAAACAACAATGGCATGTATATTAATTGATGATAATAACAAAAGTTATGCAACAGGTTCAAAGGTTTTCACAATTCAAATGATGAGATATTTGCAAATGTTTGGAATAACAGACGAAGGTTTTGAAATTAAAATTGTAAAAAATAAAACAGAAAAAGGCAATAAGTCATTAGGGTTTGAGCTTGTGTAGAAATACACAAGTTCTTATCATAAGGAAAGGAAGGTGACATAATAATGAAAACCACAGTCAAAGGAATTTGCTTAAATTTAAATGAAAGTGAATATTATTTTAAATATAAAGGACTTGTTTTTTATTTTTCAAGCGAATTTTATAAAAAGAAATTTGCAGATGAAATTTCAAGTTTTATTGAAACAGAAACGTTTAAAATTCAAGTAAAATATAATATAAATATAAATTTTGATATTTTATTAATGATTTCATTATATAAGAAAATTGAAAAACGTGGGTTCAGGGTTTATGATGAAGAAAACAAAAAAGAAATTACACCTTCATGTGGTTTAATTGCAAATATATTAATGTATTAAAGGAAGGTGAAAGAAATGGCAGATTCACAAATTAATTGGAGACAGGGTGATTTTATACGTTTAGGACAAGCAGTTGCAAGATTTAATAAAAAAATAAATGAATTACAAGCAGAAGAAAATAAGCTTTATTTACCTGAAACAATTAGTTATAAAGAAGCAAAAGAAAATATTACAACAAGAAGGGAACTAAATAGACTTATAAATTCCTTGCGTAGATTTCAAAGGGAAGGTGCAGAAGATTTATACACAACACAAAGTGGTGAAGAAATAACAAAATGGGAACGTAGAGAACTTGGGATTCAAAGTAGAATTGCACAAACACGTTTACAAAATGAACTTAAAACATTAAATGAACCAACGGAAAGTGGTTTTTCAAGAGCGCAAATGGGTTCAATGCGTGTTCGTGAAATAAATGCACAAATTAAAAATCTAAAAAATATTGAAAGTGCAGTTGGTTATGAGTTTAACCGTTTACGTGAAAGACTTTCACGAATGGGCACAAGTGATTACTCAATGAAAAAGGCAATTGTTTTTCGTGAAAATTATTTAAAGGAAATGGAAAAATATTCACATTTTGATAATTACGAAAAACTTATGAAAAAATTAAGGTCATTTACAAATCCTATTTCATTCTTTAATTTTGTATCACAAAATGAATTAACACGGTGATTTAACATACCAAAGTGACGAAACATACACGCAACAAGCATTTAATTCATTTGTTCAGGATTTTGGAATTGAAATTGATGAAGATAGTGTGACTTTAAGTGATTATCAAATGAGAAATAGAAAAGCTTATGTTGATAGTGGTTTCGACCCTGACTTTGAAGGTTTAATCGAATAGCGAAAGGGGTGAAAATATATGTGAAAAAGTTCACTGCAGATTTTGAAACGGCAGTGTGGAAAGATAACGAAACGTGGGTTTGGGCATGGGCTTGTGTAGAAATAGGAAATGAAGAAAATCTACAAATAGGAAATAATATTGATGATTTTATAGAATTTTGTAAAAACGAAAAAAACGCTTCTTTCTATTTTCACAACTTAAAATTTGACGGTGAATTTATTATATATTGGGCGCTAACACACGGATTTTCACACGTGACCGAAAATGAAGATATAAAAGAAAATACATTTACGACATTAATAAGTGACATGGGGCAATTTTATACAATAACATTATATTTTGAAAAGAAAAATAAAAAAGTTCACAAAGTAACATTTTTTGATAGCTTGAAAATTATTCCTTTTTCAGTAGACGCAATTGCAAAAAGTTTTAATTTAAGTATTTCAAAATTAAAAATAGATTATAAAAAAGAAAGACCAAAAGGTCATGAACTAACACTTGAAGAAAGGGAATATATAAAAAATGACGTTTTAATTGTGGCAAAAGCACTTAAAGTTTTATTTGATGAAGATTTAAAGAAAATGACGCAAGGAAGTAATGCATTAAACGATTTTAAACAAATACTTTCAAAGTCAAAATTTTTGCATTATTTTCCACCACTTGATTATGAAGTTGACAAGGATTTAAGAAAAGCATACAAAGGTGGATTTACTTATTTAAATCCGATTTATAAAGAAAAAGACGTGCGGACGTGGAACAGTTCTTGACGTAAATAGTTTATACCCTTCTGTTATGTATGAAAAAGAACTTCCATTTGGTGAACCTATATTTTTTCAAGGAGAATATAAACAAGACAAAGTTTATTCTTTATATATTCAAATGATAACATGCAGTTTTAAATTAAAGAAAAATAAAATTCCAACTATTCAAATAAAAAATAACCGTTCATTTTTTAAAGCAAATGAATATTTGGAAAATTCACAAAATGAAATTGTTTGTTTAGTTTTAACAAATATAGATTTAAAACTATTTTTTGAACAATATGATGTTTACGATTTAGAATATGTATGTGGGTGGAAGTTTAAGGCAATTCAAGGAATTTTTAAGGATTACATTGACAAATGGATTACAAGAAAAAATGAAGCAACTATTTCAGGAAATAAAGGCCAACGTACCCTTGCAAAATTAATGCTCAACTCATTATATGGAAAATTTGCAACAAGTCTTGATGTTCAAAGTAAAATTCCATACCTTGGTGAAGATGAAATTATTCATTATTCATTGTCGCCAAAAGAACAAAAAGACGGTATTTATTTACCAATTGGCGCTTTTATTACTGCTTATGCAAGAGAAAAGACAATTAGAACAAGTCAGGCGATTAAAGATTATTCATTAAAAAAATATGGAAAAGATTTATATATTTATAGCGACACAGATTCAATTCATTCTTTACTTCCTATTGAAGAATTAAAACTTTTTTGTGATATTGACCCAGTAAGACTTGGCGCATGGAAACATGAAGGTGATTTTACAAAAGCACGTTTTGTTCGTCAAAAATGTTATTTAGAAGAAATTGACGGTGAAATCAATATTACTTGTGCAGGAATGCCTAAAAGTTGTTATGATTTTGTAAAATGGGAAGAATTTAAAACAGGATTTTCATGTGGTGGCAAATTAACATTTAAGCATGTAAAAGGTGGTGTAATATTAGTTGAAACAGATTTTACTATAAAAGAAGAAAAGACAATTCATAATATTGTAAACTTTAAAAAATAATGCTATAATGAAATTACAAAAATATGTTTATAATATATTGTGAAGGAGAAATGAAAAATGGAAAAATTTATTTCACTTTTAAATAATGACGGAATGAAAGTTTTAATTGTTGTAATTGTACTTGATTTAATTTTAGGAATTTTACGTGCAATACGTGAAAGAACTGTAAATTCATGTATTGGAATTGATGGAATGATTAGAAAAGTTGGAATGCTTATTGTTATTGTATTTTTATCAATAATTGACTCAATTATTCATTTTGATTTAATAGGATTTATTCCTAAAATCATAAAAGAAACTTTAAAATTAGGACAAGTTGGAATTTCAAATTTATTCAATATTCTATTTATAATATTTGAAATACTTTCAATATTTAAAAATATGATAAAATGTAAGCTTCCGATTCCTAAAAAATTACAAGTATATCTTGAAAATGTAATGAAAGAATTTACAGGAGAAATAAAAGAAGGTGATAAATAATGAAGGGAATTGATATTTCAGAATGGCAAGAAAATGTAAATTATTCAAAATTAAAAGAACAAGGAATTGAATTTGCAATAATTCGTTTAGGTTATGGAAAACAAATAAACCAAAAGGATAGTATGTTTGAAACGCATTTTAAAGGATTAAAAAATGCAGGTATAAAGGTGGGCGCTTTCCTTTATAGTTATGCGTATGTAAAAGAAGGCGCAAAACTTGAAGCAGAAAATACACTTAAAATTATAAAAGGAAAACAATTTGACTTACCAATTTTTTATGATATGGAAGAAAGTAAACAAGCACTTCTAGGAAAAGAAGTTTTGACAGAAATGGCAAATGAATGGTGCAGAATATTAAAAAATGCAGGTTACAAAGCAGGAGTTTATGCAAATTTGAATTGGTTCAAAAATTATTTAAACCCTTATGAAATAAAAGCAGAAGGAAATTATATATGGCTTGCACTTTGGAACAATGACGAAAATCCAAATGTTCAATTTCCTGTTGATTTTTGGCAATATTCAAGTAAAGGAAAACTTGACGGCATAGAAAGTTTTGTTGATTTAGATAAATGTTATTCACAGGATTTTGCACACCCTATGGAAAATAAAAAATCAAATGAAGATTTAGCAACGGAAGTAATTCAAGGATTATGGGGAAACGGTCAAGAACGTAAAGATAGACTTACAAAAGCAGGTTATAATTATGAAGAAATTCAAAAAATTGTGAATGACAGATTACTTGGAAATAAAAAATCAAATGAAGATTTAGCAACGGAAGTAATTCAAGGATTATGGGGAAACGGTCAAGAACGTAAAGATAGACTTACAAAAGCAGGTTATAATTATGAAGAAATTCAAAAAATAGTAAATGAAAGGTTGAAATAAAAAAATGGCACTAGAACAAAGAACTGGAACTTATGGAACATATTGGGGAAACACTTATAATTCAAGTCAAAGTCTAACATTAGAGCAAGAAAAAATAAATGCGACATATATATGGAACTATTTACGAGAACAAGGCTGGACATTAAATGCAGTTGCTGGAATATTAGGAAATATGCAAAGTGAAAGTGCAATAAATCCTGGACGTTGGGAAAGTGATAGAGTAGAGGGCGACCCAGAAGCACATGGATATGGCTTAGTACAATGGACGCCATACACTAAATATACAAACTGGATAGTAAATCAAGGTTTTAGCGACCCGTCAGAAATGGACGCTAACTTATATAGAATAATTTATGAAGTAGAAAATAATATCCAATGGATAGCGACAAGTAGTTATAATTATACTTTTGAGCAATTTACACATTCAACAGATACACCATATAATTTAGCTTTAGCATTTTTAGCAAATTACGAAAGACCAGCAGACCCTATTCAACCACAAAGAGGAACTCAAGCAGAATTTTGGTATGAATATTTAGGCGGAATTACATCTTCAAGTTCAAACAAAAATAAATGGCTAAAATTTAAGTCAAGAAAAAAACGAATAATTTATTGGTAGAAAGGAGAAAATAAAAATGATAGAAAAAGAATTTGAAAAAATCACAAAGTCAATTCAAGATAAACTTGGAAAAGAAAACACAAGTTTAATTGCAGATGACCTTGGAAAATTAATTACAGACAACGCAACTATGAATAAAGATTTAAAGGTGCGTGATGAAAGAATTTCAAAATTAGAACAAGACAAGGAAGCGCTTATTACTTCAAACGGAAATTTACTTCAACAAGTTGCAATGGGTGATGAAGGTGGACTTATAAATAAAAATGAACCAAAAGAAGATGAACCACCAAAACCATTTGATTATAGAAGTGTTTTTGATGAAAAAGGAAATTTTAAAAGATAAGTTGACAAAAATTTGTTTTTGTTATATTATTTTAGTATCAAATATTTTATTTTGAAATAAAATTGAAAGGAGATTTTTAAAAATGGCAATTCCAGAAGGTTTAAGGACTTCCCTTAATTCAATAAGGGAAACAAGCATTCAGAACAATACACTTTATCACAGATATGTACCTGAAATTCTTCCAACAAGTGACATAGGAAGTTTTGCAAGTCCAATTCTTGATAATCCAAATGTTATGAATGAATTTATGAACGTTTTAGTTCAAAGAATAGTTTATACACAAGTTGATATAAAACTATTCAACAACCCTTTAAGAGTTCTTGAAGGTGATAGAATTCCTTTAGGTTCTATTGGTCAAGAAATATTTATTAATCCTGCAAGGGGTAGAAAATTCAACGTTGATGATTTTGCAGGGTTACTTGCAAAATATGAAGCAGACGTTAAGGTTCAATATCATCATTTAAACAGTGACCTTCAATATTGTGTAACAATAACAAGAGCAAAATTAAAAGACGCATTTGTTTCTTGGTCAACTCTTGAAAACTTTATTGACGGATTAACACAAAGTTTATATAATGGTGCATATATTGACCAATATAACATGACAAAAGGACTTGTTTCAAGTGCTTATGCTTCAAATCAAGTTCGTGTTGAAGTTATATCTAATCCAAATACAGAAGCGCTTGCAAAAGAATTTATTACAAAAGCAAGAACAATGTTCTTAAATATGCAAACACCTACACCAAACTTTAACGCATGGCGTCAAGTTGGTGGTTATGGACGTGACATATTAACATGGTCAAATCCAGAAGATATTGTTTTCTTAGTTCGTAATGATATAGGTGCATATTTAGATGTAAACGTTTTAGCACAGACATTTAATATTGACAGAAGTGTTTTACTTGGCAATATTATATATGTAAATGACTTTAATGAATACAATAATGAAGGAACTCTAATATTTGACGGTTCAAATATAGTTGGAATGATAGCAGACAAGTCTTGGTTTAGAATAAAAGAACAAGAAACAACAATGGACGAATTCTATAACGCGAACAACCGTACGTGGCAATATTACCTTAACTGTGTTCGTATGTACTCATATTCGTTATTCAGCAACCGGAGTGGTTTTTGCAACTGCACTTCCAAATGTTCCAGTAACAGAAATGAGTTTTGAAGAAACTGCACCAAAAGTTGCCGTTGGAAACAAAATTTTATTAAAGTTAGCAACTAAACCTACACAAACAACTAGCGAAATAACATTTACTTCGGGAACAACAGCAAATGCTACTGTTAGAAAAGTAGACAATAACACAGTTGAAGTTACAGGAGTAAAAGCAGGAACTTCCGTAATAACTGCTACAAGTGGAAATGTGACAGGTACTGTTACAGTTACAGTTGAATGAGAATAATAAAATATTCACCCCTAGAAAGGGAAGGAATTAAAAACTTCCTTCCCTTATTTTTATAGAAAGGAGAAATTACAAATGGCAATTTCACCACAAACTGATATACGTTTAATAAAATGCCCCTTAACATTAAGTAATAAAAACCAAATTACATTTTCAAATTTACAAGCACAAGAACAATACTTTTTATCACTTCCATACACAGAAGATATAAATGCAAGTTATCAACGAAAAGATAATGCAATTCGTTTTAATAGACATATTGATAGCATAATAACTTATGATTATTGTATGTATAAAAATGAAAATTATAGTAATAAATGGTTTTATGCTTTTATTACAGGAATGCGCTATATAAATGATAATTTAACAGAAATTTCAATTGCAACGGACTGTTTTCAAACGTGGCAGTTTGATATTATTTACAAACAAAGTTTCATTGAACGTGAAATTGTTCCTGTTGCAGATGATACACCACGGAAACTTTTTAATTCCCGAAGGTTTAGAATTTGGAGAATTAAAAGTTAAAGGAACGGCAGAATTTGATGAATTAGAACCTGCTTATGTTGTAGCATATACTGGAGACAGTTATCAAGTAGGAGATGACCCACCTGTTCAAATTAAGCAAGAAGGTTATAATTATAATGGTATTTATTCAAGCGTTACATTTGCAGTTGCAAATTCAAACGGTTTTAAAGTATTAATGGGAATTATGAATGAAAATGCAAACAGTGATAAGGTTTTAACTGTGTTCACTGTTCCACAACTTGCAGTTCAAAGTTTATTACCTAATGACCCACCAGGACAAACCACTTACAAATTTGAATTTGTACAACGTAATTTTACAGAATCACCAAAAATTAAAACTTTACTTGCAAGAAGTGATTCTTTAGACGGCTACACACCACGAAATAAAAAATTATTAACTTACCCATATATTTATTTAGCATTTAACCCACAAAATGGAACAAAGAAAATTTATAGATATGAAGATTTTTTAAATGCAACACCTTCATTTAAAATAATGAGTGAAATAAATCCAAATCCAACTGTTCAATTTATACCACAAAATTACAGGGGCGCAAGTGGTGACAGTTTAAGTGACAATGCTTCACTTAATGGTTACCCTACAATTTCCTTTAAAACAGATACATTTAATGTATGGCTTGCTCAAAATAATGATATTATTTCCTTACAAATGCAACAAGAAAATTACAATTATAATATTGACGCAATAAAAGGTGGCATGGGAATGGTTGGAGATATTGCAGGAATGCTTTCAGGTAACCCTTCTTCAATGGCAGGTGGTTTTACAGGTTATATTGATAAAAGCATTGAACTTATGCGTTTAGATAAGAACCATGAATTTTATATAAAAAATCAAATGGCACAAATAGAAAAACAAGCAATGTTACCAGACAATGCAAGTTTATCTTCTTCAAATTCCACTTTACTTGGTTATAATATGATTGACAAAAACATTTTTACACGTTATTCAATTAAAAAAGAATTTGCAGAACGTCTTGACAAATATTTTGACATGTATGGTTATACAATAAATACATTAAAAAATATAAATATTAATTCAAGACCTAATTGGAATTATATAAAAACACAAGGTGCAAATATTCTTGGAAATATTCCACAATATGATTTACAAACTATTAAAGAAATGTTTGACAATGGCATAACATTTTGGCACAACCCTGCAACATTTCTTGATTATTCACAAAATAATAGATAAGAAAGGAGAAAATGAAAAATGGGAAAACGTAAAAATTTTATGCGTCACAATTACCAATTTGTTGATAATTTACTTGTAAATGACGCAACATTTATTGATTATCTTGAACGTTTTAAAAAAGTCGCACTTTCCGTTTTTGAATGGGTGAACCTTCCAAAATCAATGAATGCAATGTGGCTTGAAAAATGTTTGTATTATAATGGTCAAGCAAGTCTTCTTAAAGACAAACGTTTTGGGTTTATTAATACAAATTGTTGCACAAATGGGGATTTAAATATTTACGGACTTCCTGTTAATTTAAATTGTTATTCATTTGGTTATGATAGCAACAGAAAATTATACACAGGATTAATTGAAGGACTTACAGACGCACAAAAAGAACAACGTGAATTTTACGAATGTATTCTTGTTCAAAATAACTGGGATAGAACACCAACTGCAGGTTCAATGGAACTTTTTGCATTACGTTTATATGAAGCAGAAAGAACCGCAGACGTAAACATAAAAGCACAAAAAACACCAGTTCTTTTATTGGTAGATGAAACACAACGTTTAACAATGGAAAATATGTATTCACAATATGACGGAAATAAACCATTTATTTTTGGAGATAAGAAAAATTTAAATCCAGACAGTTTACGTTCAATTAAAACAGAAGCACCTTTTATTGCAGATAAAATTATTGATTACAAAAAGGAAATTTGGAATGAAGCATTAACCTTTTTGGGAATTAATAATATAATGGTAGATAAGAAAGAACGTTTAATTACTGATGAAGCAAATTCAAACAATGAACTTATAAACTTAAATTTGCAAAGTTATCTTGCACCACGTCAAGAAGCATGTAGACAATTCAATGAAAAATTTGGTTTAACAGGTACAGACAAAGAAATTTCAGTTCGTGTTAGAAGTGACTTACACAATATTATAAAAAATGCACAAAGTATTGTAAATGATTATAAAAAACTTGATGATATAGATAATCAAATAAACACGGAAGGCGGTGTTGAATAATGGCAAATTACACAATTGAATTAAGGTGTGTTTGCGAGATATATGGCAGACAAGAAGTTGAAAATTGGTTCAAAGATTATAATATTTCAAATTATTTAACACCTTCACAAATTGAACAAATTGAAAAATTTGGTGTGTGGTCAAAAGACCGCCTTGCAGAAAAAATTGTTGACCATTACTATATGCGTGAAATAGGTTTTGAAACACCAGCATTATTTAAACATTATGCAAAAGTTACAATGCAAGAAATTATGGAAAGACAATTCCCAAAAATATACTCAAACTTTTTAGAATATGACCCCCTTTCAAACGTAGATTTTACAGAAACCTATACGCGTGAAATTGCAGGTTCAAGTGAAGGAAAATCAAATTCAAATTCTAAAAATAATGCAAGTGGTTTAAATATAAATAACGATACACCACAAACAAGAATCACAAAACAAGATTTAAGCACAGGCGCTTATGCTTCACAAGTAAATCAAAGTGATACTGAAACAAATATTCAAGATGAAACAAATGCAGAAAGTTCTTCAAATACAATAGAAAAATTTACACGTCATGAAGAAGGAGACAACGGTGTTATTATTACAAACCAACGTTTAGTAAAAGAATTTAGAGAAATAATAGTTGCTATTGATGAAGAAATAATTAATGAACTTTCAAAATTGTTTATGGGTATTTATTAGAAAGGAGATTTTAAAATGAAAAATTTAATTAAACCTGCAAAGGTTCAAAATATTATAAATAAATTTTGTTATACTATTGGAATGATTCCAACAAGCTATAAAGTAAGTTTAACTTATGAAGAACAAATTATTGCAATTGGACATTATCTTGAAGAAACAGTAATTCCAGCTTTAAATAATAATGCTGAAGCTGTTGCTGAATTACAAAGTTTATTTATTGAATTAAAAAATTATGTTGATAATTATTTTGATAATTTAGATGTACAAACAGAAATTAATAATAAACTAGACCAAATGGTTGCAGATGGAACACTTCCTAAAATTGTTGCATCATATTTAAATAGTAAAGCAATATTTGGATTTGATAATGTTGAATCAATGAAAAATGCAACCAATTTAATTAATGGAAGTTATGCAAAAACTCTTGGCTATTATTCAAAAAATGATGGTGGTGGTGCATTATATAAGATAACATCAGCCAAAAGTGAAACAGAATATCAAGAAACGTTAAATAATGAATTATATGCTACTTTAATAATAAATGATTCAATTAATGTTAAACAATTAGGTGCTTATGGTGATGGAACACATGACGATACTGAAATATTACAAAATATAATAAATATGAATAAACCAATAATTTTTGATGATTCTACATATATGATTAATAAAAATGGATTACTTTTAATAAACAATACAACAATAACTTTTAACAATACGATTTTAAAAATGATTACTAATAATTCTTCAGGGTATAAGATTTTAAATATTAATAGATGTAATAATGTTAATATATTGGGTAATGCCTATTTAATAGGTGATAAGGAAACACATACAGGAGAAACAGGAGAATATGGACATTGTATTCAAATAATAGGTTCTTCAAATATTGTAATTGAAAATGTTGATTGCAGTTATGGTTGGGGAGATGGATTATTTTTAGGTAAAACCGATAATGATTTTATTATTCCTGAAAATATTACAATTAATAATTTAAATTGTCATCATAATAGTAGAAACGGTTTGTCAATTACATCAGGAAAAAATGTTATTATTAATAATTTAATAACACATCATAACACAAGAACAGCACCAAATGGTGGATTTGATATTGAACCAAATGATTCTAATGATATTATTGATGTTACATTAAATAATGTATATTCATACAATAATGGTAAATCAAATACATTCTATCAGGCTTTTATAAGTAATGCTTATACTGATAATTACATTGTTAATATTGGAAATTTAAATATTAAGGGACAATTAAGTGTAACAGTAAAGAATGATAAATCAATTATAAATATTGATAATATTAATATTGATACAGTAACTAATCAAACAACAGGTCTTGTTTTAACTTGTCATGGTAAAATAAATATTAAAAATTTATATTCAAAATTAACAGAATCAATAAATTTATTTATATATACAGTATATTTAAACGGTTTTATTAATAATTTACTTATTCAAAATAATGCTACATCAACGGAATTTATAACTAATACAAATAATATATTATTAACAATTGATAATCTTAATTTTAATGGAAATTATGTTAATGAATCTAGTACTAATAAAACAGATGTTAGAATTAATAATATTATTAAAAGAATTCAAGAAATTAATAATACAGAAAATAGAACCATAAAAGCTTTTTCAACAAATATTAATATAAGTAATGAAATAAAATATATTTCTTATAATGATATTATGACATATGATAATTATACTTTTTATGTAACTAATAGTAATACAGAAACAAATTGTACTGTTGCTTTAAATACTAAAAAATTCTTATATAATGGTAATTTATCAGCAACAATTAGTTTACCTTATGGTAATATAATGAAAACACGATTCGATAAAAGTAGTAGTTTTTATGTAGTAGAATATTTAAGACCACTCACCTAACACAATGATGTTTAACGCAATGAAACGTTATAATTTTTGGAAGTTGTTTTTAGAAAATTTTAAAATAGGTAACGTCTATTTTG